GGGTGCTGGAGTGGCTCAAGGCACAAACGATCACCGAGACCAAGGGCGTGTTTACTGATCTGACAGCACGCGTCGGCGGCATCGACTTTGTGTTTGGTACTGGCGGTATCCATGGGTCACTGGAGTCCACGGTGGTGGAGGCGGACGATGAGTATGCCATCATTGACCTAGACGTGAGTTCGTACTACCCGAACCTGGCCATCGCCAACGGGTTCTACCCTCAGCACCTTGGCAAATCATTTTGCACGATCTACAAGAACCTGTACGAGCAACGCAAGAGTTACCCTAAGAAATCCGCAGAATCAGCGATGCTCAAGCTCGCGCTCAACGGGGTCTACGGTGACAGCAACAACCAGTTCAGCGTGTTCTATGACCCGCTGTACACCATGACCATCACGCTCAATGGTCAGCTGTTGCTGTGCGTGCTGGCCGAAGGGATGCTGTCGATTGAAGGTCTACAGATCGTGCAGGTCAACACCGACGGCATGACGGTCAAGGTGCCACGCTCGCAGATGTTCATGGTCTCGGCTGTTCGCGCTGCCTGGGAGCATCGCACCGGGCTGCAACTGGAGCAGGTTGAGTATTCCCGCATGTTCATCCGCGATGTCAACAGCTACATCGCCGAATACACCAACGGCGACGTCAAGCGCAAGGGCGCCTACGAGTGGAAGTTGGGTTGGGAAAAGAACCACGGCGGCCTGGTGATCCCCAAGGTGGCCGAGCAGGTTCTCCTCAAAGGTGCACCGATCCGTCAGACCGTGGAGCAGTGGCCTGAGATCATGGACTTCATGCTGCGCACCAAGGTGCCGCGGTCCAGTTACCTGCAGTGGGGCGAAGAGCAGACGCAAAACGTCTCACGGTATTACATCGCCAAAGGTGGCAAGCCTCTGAAGAAATGGATGCCACCTCTCAAGGGTAAGCAAGAGTGGCGGCAGATCGGCGTCGAGAGCGGTTGGGATGTGCAGGTCTGCAACAACCTGGACGACGCTGGAAAGCTGCCAATCGATTACGACTACTACGTCAGAGAAATTGAAAAACTTGTATTGGGGTTAGCATGAGCGCATTGGACAAGCAAGTGGCGGGTGACCACTATAAAGACCAACCGATCCAGCCTGTTGAATACATCTACGCCAACGCGATTGGGTACTTCGAGGGCAACGTAATCAAGTACGTCAGCCGCTGGCGCAAGAAAAACGGCATCGCTGATCTGGAGAAAGCAAAGCACTACATCGAGTTGCTGATCGAGATGGAGAATCGCAAACAGGATGGAGAGTGCAATGCTGGAAAAACAGATTGAAACGAAGGTCTGTGACTACGCCAAGTCAAAAGGTTTGCTTGCGTACAAGTTCACCAGCCCCGCACGGGCTGCTGTGCCCGATCGTATGTTCATCACGCAAGATGGCCGTGTGTTCTTCTGTGAATTTAAAGCTGCTGGAAAAAAGCCAACAGAAGCTCAAACCCGGGAACACCAACGACTCAGGCAGCACAAAATAAACGTCTTCGTGATCGACAACATCAACGAAGGCAAAGTAATGATTGACGTAATGGTAATGGGATGCTGAACTGGTGTATCATGGATAGAGTACAACTCTGGTAAATACCATGATCACTCAGGCCCGACTGCACGAATTGTTTATCTACGACTCAGGGCGGTTGCTTCGTCGAAAAGCTGTGAAGGGGTCACCCCTATTCACGGAAATCGGCACAACCAAACCAAAAGGGTATCGCGTTGCGGTGGTGGACGGAAGAATGTATCGGGTTCATCACCTAATTTGGATGTACCACCGCGGTCATTTTGTTCCAGAGTTGGACCACATCAATCGTCAAAGAAGTGATAACCGCATCGAAAATCTACGTCCTTGCACTCACTCTCAGAATCTTGGAAACGCAAGGGCCAGGGTGCATAAATACAAAGGCGTGACGTTTTGTAAAACCACGGGTAAGTGGAGAGCGCAGTTGAACGGCCACCTCGGTAGATTTGAAACGATTGAAGAAGCAGCACTTGCTTACAACGCAGCAGCAACCCAACACTTCGGTGAATTTGCACACTTAAACAAGGTAACGTAATGAAGTTATTGACACCGGAATTGATGCACGGGTATCAGAAGAAGATGGTGAATTTCCAATGCACCCGACCCCATTCAATGATGTGGGCCGATATGGGATTGGGGAAGACGATCACTACACTCACGTCCGTATCGCACCTCATCTCCACCGGGTTCTTGAATGGCGTGGTCATTGTGGCCCCTATTCGAGTGATCCGGCTGGTGTGGCGCCAGGAAGCTGCGAAGTGGGAACACACCAAGAACCTGCGGTTCAGTATGGTCGCAGGCACCAAGGACCAGCGCACCCGCGCCCTTCTGCGCCCTGCTGACATCTACCTCATCAATTACGAGAACCTGGGATGGCTCGCGGAGACACTGCAGACGTACTTCGTCAAGAAGGATCGCCCGATGCCGTTCAATGGGATCGTGTGGGACGAGATCAGCAAGATGAAGAACAGCTCAACCGACCGGGTCAAAGCGTTTCGCAAGATCGCCGATCAATTCAGCTGGGCCACGGGACTCACGGGGACCCCAGCCTCCAATGGCTACAAGGACCTGCACGGGCAGTTTCTTGTGGTCGACAAGGGTCAGCGCCTGGGCACCAGTAAAACGGCCTTCCGCACCCGGTTTTACCGCAAGGCTGGACCGTTCAAAGAAGTGCCCTACGACGACACAGAAAGCACGATCAAGCAGCTCATTGGCGACATCACACTCGAGATGTCAGCCGAGGACTACAACCCGCTGCCGGACCTGATCGTCAACAACATTGAGATCGAGATGCCGCCGGAGCTGCGGGCAAAGTACGACCTGATGGAAAAGGAGTTCTTTATTCAACTCGACAGTGGTACCAACGTCGAAGTGTTCAACCAGGCGTCCCTGACCAACAAGTGTCTGCAGTTCAGCAATGGTGCTATGTACCCGGTGGCCGGGATGCCATTGTGGGAGCCTGTGCATGACATGAAGCTGGATGCACTGGAAGAGATTCTGGACGAAGCCCAAGGCTCGCCGATCCTGTGCGCCTACGCCTACCGTAGCGATGCCGAGCGGATCATGAAGCGGTTTGAGAAGCTGCGTCCAATCAACCTGACCGAGTGCAAGAGTGAGGCATCGTTGACCAACGCCATGCACCGCTGGAAGACGGGCGACTGTCAACTGATGATCGGTCACCCGGCGTCCATGGGTCACGGCATCGACGGCCTGCAGAAGAATGGCCACATCATGGTCTGGTATGGTCTCAACTGGTCACTCGATCTGTATGAGCAGTTCAACGCCCGTATCCGTCGACAAGGTCAGGGGGCGCCTGTAATGTGCCACCGAATCCTGATGCGCGATACCCTGGACCAGGCGCAAGCACTAGCCCTCGATGAAAAGGCGCAGACGCAAGCTGGGCTGCGCAACGCCATCAAACAATACCGTCAATCCAAAGGAGTATGAAATGACAGTTGAAGCAATCGAGCTTTGGCACAAGCGTGCCCGCCCTGAACCCACCGAAAAAGATTTCAACGTGCAGCTGGGATGCCACTTCGAAGAGATCCAAGAGATGGCGTGCACCCTCGAAGGTGTAGACGTCATCATGGTCAAACTGCTCGATGAATTTGACTCGGTGGTGTCAGAGATCGCGTCTCGCCTGAAGAAGGGTCTCAGCGCCGTTGAGATCGTGGACCGCAAGGAGCTGCTCGACAGTGTGGCTGATCAAGTGGTCACGGGCGTCGGCGTAGCCTACTGCGCCGGAATGAAGGGCGCTGCAGCCTGCGAGCGCGTGAACACCAGCAACTGGTCCAAGTTCGATGAGAACGGCCAGCCGATCCGTGACCAAAACGGCAAGATCGCCAAGGGTCCGAATTACCAACCACCGGTGCTTGACGGCCTTTACTGAAAGTGTGATACACTGTGCAACACATCAACCAAGGAGAATCTGATGAACGCTAAACGAATTGAACCCTATGTCCCAGTTGGGCACCCTGACTACGTGTGGCGAAGTGCAGCCGATACCGATGTTCAGCGCACCTGGCGTCGCTACGGCTGGGTTCCTTTTGGTGAACAGGTGAAGGCTTGACTATGGCTGAACCCTACCCTCTTAAAGTCTGCGACAAGTGTGAGACAAAACGGGTACCAGAGGGTGGGGTTCAGATGTCCCCACATCGCTGGTACTGTGCTTCATGTTGGCTCAGGAAGAATGCGTCGACAAGAACAGGTCCTTCTCGGCTTGCCTGCGCCGCACCAACCCCTTAAGCACCTTGCCGCCAGCCTTTGTCCATTGCATGAAGGCCTCGGCGGCGGCGTCCCAGTCTTCCCGTTTGATGCACTGACGGATCGTGGATCGTTGGAAGTTGCCCAACCCTACATTGAAGCTGAACGCCACACAGGCATCAAATTTATGTTGATGCTCAGGACGGTCAAGATTGGGAGCAAGTCGTAGAACGCCGCGTTCAAAAGCCACGAGGTCATTCTTGAAAATTTCGACCAGTTCATCTTTCGACCAGACACGGTTGTCCTCCAGGTGAAGTTGGTACTCGGCACGCAGTGGGCCAGTGTAGCCCTCCTTGCGCACCAGTGGGAGCTTGATCTGGTGCTGGTACAGCACGTGCCCCCAGCCGATCGTCCACATTGATGCGCTGCAGAGGTAGGGTTTGTCCCTATAACCCTCAAACATGTGCATCAAGTGGATGCCTTTGTCCGACGTTCTCATTTCTTCTGCCAGTTGCGTGAACCGAACCAGAAGCCAATGATGCCACCCAACATGCTCATCTCGTCGGGCGTGAACACGATGTCGGTGAACTTGATGAAGTCGTCCATGGTGGTCATGATCTCTGGATGAGTCCAGCCGTATGCGGCGATCCAGATGTTGATGCCGATCAGCTCAAAGATGAACAGGTACGTCACCGTGGGGCGCACAGTGCCGATGTAGTTAGCCACCCATGTAGATGATTTCTCAAGGATTGCCTTGTCGTGGTCTTGAGCGCCTTTGACCATGCCTGCTTCGGCTTCGGCCATTTGAGCTTGGGTCTGCATAGCAACTTGCTCGGTGCGGAACTCTTCGACTTTCTGCTGGGCGAGGAA